TAGAGTTTTATATTCTGTTTTTTTATCTGTCTTCAGATATAGAGTTGGATGATATTGAATACGGTCTTTAAAGTGATTACCATTTTCGTATCCACGAACATAGATGTAATCACCAATCAATTTTACATTAGTGTACCAACGCATTACTTAATAAGTGCCTCGTATTTTTCAATAAGTGTAGGTTTGGGATCTGCAATTGTTAAAATTTTATCTGAATGAATCATATAATCCTTCTGACTTGTATAACTGATCATCCAAGGTTCCATTGTAATTGATGCACTTTCATTTTTTGAATCAATTAAAAGGTATGGATCAATTAATTTACAGTCGGGTTCTCCTAATTCAGATTGAACTTCTTCAATTTTCGAGATTAAAAGTTCCTTCGTACAGAGATGAATTATTTTTATCATCATTTGTGTCCTCTTTTTTTAAGATGTCATTTATATAGAGAGATTGCAATTTTTCAATTGGATCAACTAAAGTAATAACCCAATCTAAAGTAACTGGAACTTTAGTATCTGAAGAAAGTGGTATCCAAGAAGACAGAGAAATTTCAAATGAAGATGTATCACCTTCCGTATTTTTTCTCAATTTTACTGTGCAAGGTTTATTGAAAAAATATCCTACTACCCTGCCATCAATAACCATTTCTTGAACGTCAGATATAACGTCTTCTCCAGATTTAAGTAAAGCTAATTTTATGGTCATTGCTACTATTCATTTCATTAAAAGTTTAGCAAGAAAAATGGGAGGCGTCAACTGGATTTTGCCAGTTGCCTCCCTGCGCCGACGATATTCAGATCTATTTATAGATAGTCCTTACGCTTATGATGGTCTGGAACAATCCTACCGAGAGTAATATTCAAAAGCCCATCCTCAAAAGTAACTGATCTAACTTCCGTATCATCAGAGAGCGTCCACGCTCTCTTAAAGCTCCGTTGAGCCAAACCTTTGTGGAGATAGTTGGACTCCGTTTCTTTATCTTCTTTTTGGCCCTCCACAAAGAGTTTTCCATCTTGCGTGTAGACATAAACCTCCTTCTTTTTAAATCCAGCAAGAGCAAGTTCAAGTCTTGATTCCACATTACTGACTTGAACGAGGTTATATGGTGGATAGTTTGTAGTGGTTTCGTGCAGATGGAAAAGGCGATCAAAATACTCATCCATTCCAATACTATATTTGTTGATCCTCTCCATCAAAGCAGGAAGATCAGCAGAATTAAACCTTGATGTTGCAAGATTAGTCATTATTGTAGCTCCTTTAAAAGCGAGTTTGTGTTGTGTGGACCCTTACGGCATCCATTACTAATTATACAAGAAACGAAAAAGAGAGGAGCGGTAAAAACCGAACCTCTCTTTAGGGTGTTCCGACTTTCGTAGAGACCGCACGAAAGGTCTCATACTTATTTATTCAGATTCTTGAACTTTCTTTTTAGCACCAATATTATATTTCTGTTCGAGTTCCCAATCAGATTTTTCTTTATATGCAATCACTTTAATTTGATTGAGTGGAGCAATATCGGAAATTTTATCTTGATTTACAACAGTAACCAGTCCCCAATCTGCGAGGAGACGAATAATTCGGTTACGTCTTTGAACATCATTTACAGTAAGATTAGCGTGTTTGCCATCTAAAGCAAAGAGTTCTTTAAAATGAGTAATATAATATCTTCCTTGTTTATGAAGAATATGAGCACTTTGATAGAGCTTTTTCTCTTTTCTTGATGCTACTCCGATGCGAGTCAAAGTTTCACGAACTTTCAAAAAATCATCGGGCTCATTCAGAATGACCTCCACCATCATATCGGGAGACCAATTTACTTGTGGTTCAATTGTTTGGTTAGTCATTTCGTTCCGCCAGTTTCAAGTCTTTGTTTTATAAAATTTAGTTGTGTTTTATTTAGTATTTTCAAAGCCTGAAATGCTTTCTCATTACTATAACCATAGTATTGTTTAACGCATTCTAAATCTTTGACTTTATCTTTTCGGATCCAGGGAGAAAATCTCTTTCGTTTCCTAAGACTATTTAGATAAAACAAATATTGCATATCTTTATCTAAATGAGAATTCATATTCATTTCATTCGCAAAAAGAATACAATCGATGTGACCAGATAAACAACGATTAATAACATACGGAGCATATTCTCTAATCGTTGATGGATCTTCTATCAAATTTTCTTTTGTCAAATTAATCGAGTTTAACCAATCCTTCAATTCCATAATTAAAAAGCAGAAGTTCTTTACGTTGTTTTTGCTCACGCATATATTCTCCAACCGAACGCATCGTATAAGTGAGATCAAACTCAGCAGCGTTCCAGTCTTTAAACCTATCTTTCACAAGTTGATCCGAGTTATAACTTACCAGCATATCCATATCGTTAGAATCGCAATCAGCAGCAAACTTATCGTGATCAAATCCTTTATGCATTGATCCCTTGTTCCCATAGAGATTATCCTTAATATCATAAGGAGGATCGAGATACATAAAAGCACCCTTGTTTCCATCCATCAGATAATCATAGGAGTAATTAGTTATACGCCACTTAGAAATTAACGCAGAATACGCAGGCAGTTTTTCGATCCCGCGCATAGAGAAGTTGGAATTCGATGCTTGCTCTGAAAATGATGAACTCTCTGTGAGACCACTGAAACTACACTTATTGACAACATAGAAAGCCACAGCACGATCAATACTGGGCAGAGTTTGGTCATTGACCTTCTCCTTAGAAACTAGAAAAAGTTGTCTTGCTTTATCAGGTGTATTACAAGTACTTTTAAGAGTAGAAAGAGCATTAGACAATTCACTACCAAACATCTGGAGTTGTTGCCAGAAATTTACAAGTGGTTCATAAAGATCATTTACCCAAATATCTAGGTTAGGATGCTTCTTAGTGACATAAATCGCAACACTTCCACCACCAAGAAATGGTTCTCGGAACTCATCATAATTGCGAAGATCGGGAAAATAAGGATCCATCTTAACGCAAGCACGAGACTTACCACCAGGATAACGAAGAGGGGTTTTAAGGGATTTCATCAGAGAATCTCCAAAAGATTGTCAAGAATTTCAGCAGAACTAATATTCTTTTTTGCTGGTTTTACATTAACTGCCAACATTTTATAGTCGCCATTTTCCAATTTAAAAGTTGCGCCTGCTCCATCACATTCTGTACGAGAATAAACAGTATCCCAATCAGTATATCCAATACTCATATTTTTAGTATCAACAAGAATCATGTATTCAAATGTTTTTTGAATATTTTCCTTTTTTAATTTTTTAATTTTATTCTTACCTGGTCGTTTGTTGATGAGAACTACTCGCTTACAACTTCCATTTTTATTAAAAAGACCCAAAGATCCTTTCATTTCATAATTTACTTTATCCGTAGAAATAAAATCTACTCCATCCATAAAATCACCAACATACTCTACTTGCCCACTACTCCATTTTGCAAAGGATTTTTCTTGCAACCAAGTTCGTAGTGTTTTAAATGCATTGGATTTCATTTGAGTTGTATTAGTTGCTTCAACACAACCAAAAAACTGTTCAAGATTAATTTTATCAAAATTAAGTTTCATAATTAAAAAGTTAAAATAAAGTTATTCGAATTCAGAAGTTTTATTGGATACTTGTTTAATAGGAGTTTCGTAAGGAACAATACAAGATACTGTTATTGCAGTGGATTTTGTTGCTTCTGCCATCTTACGATATCCAGTTCCAACATAAACTTGACCACCAACTACGGCAACTGCCATAGCACCCCAAAAAATATAATACCATTGAGATTTTATTTGATGTCTGATGTTTTTCATATATCTAAATTAAAAGAAAAAGTCATTCTCATTTGATTTGTTGAATCAGATTCTGGAACATAATGCATTAAATGTGGAGGAAATAATACTATGTCTCCACTATCAACAAAAGGATACCATTCTTGATAATAGAATTCCTTTAAATTGCTTTCTTGTTGATTAGGAAAGAGTTGTGTTCTCCACAAATGCGAATCTCTTACAAAGACTGTAGAAGAAGTTGTTCTATAATAATAGATTCCAGACCAATATGGATTATTACGCCCGCAAGATCCAAAATGTGAGTGAAGTTCTTGTCCCTGATTTTCATAATAAACGTTATACCAAAACTCTATAAAGTTAGAAAAATGTGGTATTTTTAATTCATCAAATTGTTTATTGATGCAATCTTGCAAATCTTTTTTTAGGTCATCTCTAGTTCTTGCATTTATATACTTATCGTCATCTAAAATATTTGGAAAAGTAGTATATAAATCATTTACCCATTCATTTGGTTTATTTGTAGATTTGGGTATATTTGGAAAATTATATTTTGAATGTTTATCAAATTTAAACTGAATTACTGGAGTTGAAAAAACGTGATGTATTTTCAGTTCTGTCATTTAAACTCACACTCACACATAATTTCAGTTAATGCTGCTAGGAGGTTAATTTCCTGATCAGCCACGAACGCACATTGGTATTGATACTTAGCAATAACAAGAACGGCAGCAGGGATAGATTGGGGAAGTAAGCAATCATAAAAGGCGTCATAAATCCTGCGAAGAAGACTAGAAGCATCGTTGTCCAAGTTGGAGACCACCCACTTTCGTACTTCTGAGAAATTTTTATCTTTAAGATTTTTGATAAGTTCATTTACAGAGATGTCTGAGAAAGATGCAAGAATACCAGAGTCAATTTTACCACCAGTAGAGTATCGTTGAATTTCATTTAAGACTCTACGGAAGTCTGGGAAATGTTTTGATACAAGTTCTGCAACGACTTTTTCATCATATTCAATCTTTTCTGCACCCAAGATTGTTTGAAGTCGTTGAAAGAAACTTCCTGCAAGTTGAACTCTTTGCTTCCCTTTGATGGTGAAGTCGATAACTGCACAACGGGAGTGAAGAGGTTCAATAATTTTGTTCTTGTAGTTACAGGTGAAGATGAATCGGCAGTTGTTATAAAATGCCTCAATATTCGCCCGTAGTAGGAGTTGTACGTCGTTCCCCGTGTTATCCGCCTCATCGATGATGATGACTTTGTGTTTAGAAGATCCCGTAAGTGAAACGGTCGAAGCGAAGTTCTTTGCTTGGTTCCGTACAGTATCCAAGAAACGTCCTTCGTCGGATCCATTGATGACATAATAATCTGCCCCCAGTTCATTACATAATGCTTTTGCAATAGTGGTTTTGCCAATACCAGGAGGTCCTGCAAGAAGAAGATTTGGGATCTCTCCTTTCTCTACAAACTCCTTAAATGTTTTTTTAGTTTCATCAGGAAGAATACAGTCATCAATTACTTGAGGACGGTATTTCTCCACAAAAAGAAATTCACTTGTCATAATCAAATCCAATCAGGTTTTCTTTGGGGCATACGGAGGTAATTATCAGCGACCCAAGGTTTGGATGCGATATATTTCTTGTATGCTTCAAATGTATCAATAGTGTCGTCAAACTTCCATTCCTCAGGCATAGCACGAGCAAATGGAGTCACTTCTGTAATCTTACCCTTGGGAAACAAATAGTATGCATCAACAAGAGTCTTGTAGCAAGAGTGAGTTTTATTATACCGCAGGCAGTATTCATCAGACAAGTTCAATCCCCACTTGATCAACCAGTAGGCATTATGGATACTCTCCATTGCCCACTTGGTACAAGGATGATTGCGGAATGCTCCTTTTTCGGTTTTGTAAGGTGTTCCATCTGCCTTAGGGAGAGTACCATACCCGTGTCCCCACTTGTCTGAAGCAACGATAGAGAGCATTTGACAGCACTCTAGAGGCATCTTGACAATATGTTTGTCGGGAAGGCAAATGGCACTCTCAGCGGGCCAAGGAGAAGTAACAAAGATGTTCATCAACCAAAAGTAGAATCAGGTTCCAGAGCAATATGATAGGTCACATTAAATCCAGTATTCTTGAATCGTGACAAAAGTTTAGAAGAAATCACGACCTCATAGTTTCCAGGAATAATCTTGATGTTTTCCACCTTAAAGTTGAAAGTAAATACTTCATCGGTCTCACCAACAACCACAGAGAAGTCATTAGAGGTATCGTTTTTCTTATCACGAACAACCAGTTTCACCACACCTGCTTCACCAACCACAGACAGGTCAGGAAGTTGATAAACAGCAGCAGCTTTAAGAAGTTTATCTAATTCTTTAGTATCAAGAAGGAAACAAACATCTTCACTTGGAAGAACAATATCTTTATCAGGAGGAGTAACAATTACATTGGGATCAGCAAAGAAATATTTGGAACGAGATTTACCTTCTTTGATGACAACATAATTATCATTCTGAAAGTCCAGTTCTGCATTTTGGTGAAGATTGAGTCCATTCAGAAATTGATTTAGATCATAAATTCCAAAATCCTTAGGAAGTTCTTCTTCGATCGTTGCCTCTGCAAGAATATTCTTCATCACAGAAATAGTACGAAGAGAATTTCCTTGCTTGAACAGAATGGATTGATTAATAGAAGAAAAATTCTTCAAAAGAGTCAGAGTTTTATCAGAAAGTTTCATCACTTATTCTCAATAAGGTTAAGATGATTGATCAGAAGAATAGTGTAATGTAGGACTTTAAAAAGATCAGCACGAGGAGTCCCCTTTGTATCGTACCGATCAATATACTTGGTTACATTACCTGCACAAAATCCTTCACGACGATTGTGTTTGATCTTATCAAGAGTTTGTTCTTTACCACCACCAGTTCGATCAACATAATGTTGGCGATAAGTACTTGCGATGTACTCTTCAAGTTGCTTCAGGATTTTATCTTCATTATATTTCCAAAATCCGTTTTTGTTTGTATCTTCGGGCATAGTAAAATTAAAATTAATAGTATCAGGAGAAGAACAAGGATTACCAGTCAGACTAATTCCATCGTAGTTCCAAAAATCTTGAGATCCAACATAACTAATGGTATCAGATCCAGTAGAACCAGAAATTACGGTAAAATTATTTGAACTTGGAATTGAGTTTTGATAAGTGCTTTCAAAATTTTCAGACATTTTGTTTCATAGTAAAGGACAAAAAGAGGAGGCACTCTTTACCTCCCCATATTCTATCAGAAAGGAGTAGGTTGGTCAATATTTGGGTTATAATCAACCTGCTCAGTAGGCATCTGAAAATCAGCATCCACCTTGTCATACAGTTCCAAGAAGGATTGCTTGGTTTCATCGTCAAAGCGGTTTACACACACTTGGATTGCCTTTGCCTTATCTTGGAAGATGCTGTAGGCACGGATGATGTGAACCAGGCGGCGGGTGCTGATGATTTCCTCAATACCACCATCGTAGAAGGTCTTGCGGATAATGTCTGCCCAGTCCACCAGGCGCTTGCAGAAGTCACGGTCTTCCACACCAAGATCCAGAGCGACGCCTTCAAGGATCTTCTGCTCGGTCGCAGGGGCAGGGTAGGACTGCTCAAAGGTCACGGGGAAGCGTTCTAGGAATGCCTCATTGAGTACATTGGTGCCGATGAAGCGACCATCATCAGAACCCTTACCCTTGGTATTTGCGGTGGCAATCACATTGAAACCAGCAGCAGGTTTTACGAAACGACCGATCTTTTTAAGGAAAACACCTTTACCCTCCAAAATAGATTGGAGACAAAGAATTTTATTAGAAGCAAGGTCGATTTCGTCAAGAAGCAGGATTGCTCCTCGCTCCAGTGCTTCCACCACAGGTCCATTATGCCAGGCAGTTTCGCCATTAACAAGACGAAAACCACCAATCAAATCATCTTCATCAGTTTCAATCGTAATATTGACGCGGATCAATTCACGTCCAAGTTGAGCACAAGATTGTTCAACCGAAAACGTTTTACCATTACCCGAAAGACCCGTAATGAACGTCGGATAAAAGAGACGGGACTGAATAATGCGTTTAATATCTTTAAAATTACCAAACTGGACGAAGGTATCATCTTTATCGGGAATAAGATTTTGTTCCACAGAAGGGATAGTTGAGGGAGATTGGTAGGAACGTTCAATCTCTTGAATTCGTTCCCGAGTAATTTCCATATTCCAACGACCGCGACCTACTTTAAATTGCTCCAGTCGCTTAGTTACAGTTGGGTAGGAAATACTTTTAGAAGCACAATAACCACGAACGTCAGCAGCAGTAAATTCTGTTCCGAAAGTATTTTTAATATCGGTAAGAATTTGATCGTCGGTCATTTGAATTCGGGACATAATGTGAGTGGTTTGTTTCAACTGAAGTTATCATAATGCAAAGGGGGTCGCTTAGACCCCCACAGTGGTCAGTTTGCCAACTGGTTCCTTAATTTATCAAGATAATCACCAGTAGCAATACGACCAATATATCCTGGATAATATTTATCCACAAGTGCTGGAATTGCCATAGCACTAATACTGTTATTACATCTAATCCATACTTCTTTAGTATCGCATTTTACTACGTGTTCAAGTGGAAATTTGGTTTTCATACAACTAAAGAAATAAACTCACCTAGAACTTTTTTATTTAGTTTTTTGGTTTTAAGAGACTTAACAAAAGCAGATTTAATCTGAGACTTAGTTGCACACTCAGCAACTTCAAACTCAGTATCCTGAGAAAGTGCAGTGGCAGACATTCCAAAATATGCATCATAACCAGATTTAGTGATAGTAAAACTCTTTAGTTTCTTCCAATCACTTTGGATTTTCTCATATTCTTTATCATTATAAGAGTGATACATTTGCACAAACCTGCTCATATTGCGACCTTCGAGAACACGAATACCGATGAAGTTTGTAGTGGAAAACTTATCCTTTAGATTTTTGAGTAGAACATCGGTGAATTCATGATACCCATACCCAAACCTATAAGTAGTTCCCAATTTTCGATCACGAAGAAATGTACTCATTGGATGAATATATCCAGTTCCAAGACGAGGTTCTTTTTCCCAATGGCGAATTACTTCTTTATGGTGAACAAGTTGATTTGCTTCACCGTCAGTAAGAACAATACATTGAACTTTCTGAAGTTTATTTTCCTTTTGAAACTTAGGAAGAATTTGATGAAGAGTAATGAGTGCCTCATTCAAGGGAGTTCCAGAAAGACTCATACGATTAGAATAAGTATATGAACAACGATATGGATTTTCAAAACAAAAGGCAAGACGCCAAATATTAAGCATCTGATGTTCTAGAGCACCACCAGAAACTTTACTGGTAAGAATATTCATCATTGAAAATGTCTCATCTACACAAATTAAACCATCCCGTTTTTTGTAATGAGGAGTTCGATCTGCAGCGAGATAACGGTCATTCTCATAATCATACTCACCACGACGCCATTCGCTAGTAAAAGCATAAACCTCAAAAGGAATAGAAACTTTCTTGCAGAACCAAACAAGGTTAAAAAGTTGCTTGCAAGTATCAAGCATCACATCAGCCATAGATCCGCTCCAGTCCAGAACAAACACCAGACCGTGATTCTTACCATCAGGAATTACAGAAACTTTCTTGAACAAGTCTTCATTGTACTTGTAAGTATGCAGACGAGTGGTATCAAGAATACCAGTACGAGCAGTTGAAGCACGAGAATACTGATCTGCTGCCTTACGACACTCAAACTCTTTAACAAGATAATTGACTTCTTTCTGAGCAGAGGACTTGAGCTTCTTAAATTCTGTATCAGATTCTTTATAGATATCACGAGTTGGTACTTTCTGTGTATTTGCAGCATTGTTGTAAATTTTTTGTTGATGATTAAAAGAATCATCAATGTCTTTATGAACATCGGAGTTTTTACCGATAATTGTGTTCAAATTTACTTCAGGAATTTCAATATAAACATTTTCATATCCATCAGCATTTACAAGATCCTTAATTTTATCTTCAAAAGATTCTGCAGTCCGAACTTCTGGATCTTCATCTTTTTTATTTGATTCGAAGTTAGTTTGATCTCCCTGAGCAGTTCCACCATAAGATTCATCAGGTTGTTGTGGTTGAGATTGACTATCACCTTCTTGTTGTTCGGATTGAGAGTCATTATTCTCAATCATTTCATTTGCAGGAGACTGGGAATTTCCTTGCATTTCGTGCGAATCAAAATCAGCAACCTTTTGTTGTTCATTTTCTTTCTTGCAATACTTGTAAAGTTCTTCAGCGGCAATCAAAGTGTCTACAAAACTTTCGCAAGCACCAATCAAATTAACAAGTTCTTGTTCTTCAGGTTTGAAGTCTATGTTAATAAAGTTACCAATCTTGTAGTAAAGATTAACACGGTCAGCAAGATTAAAAGTAGAGATATCGTCATCAGCAACTTGGAAGAAGTCTTCTTCATTAAGTTCTTTATATCCATTGAAGAAAGTCTTGGCAAGTCCAGCATACTTTCTTTTCATTAGTTTCTCGATACGAACATCCTCAACCACATTCACAAACTGAGAAGGAACTTTTACCTTTTCAGTCCAGTCCTCATCAGGAGTATAAAGAGCATGACCTACTTCATGACCCACCAAAAGATCATATACAACACCGCTTGCCTTTTCCCACAAAGGGAGAGTCAGAACGCGAGTATGAACGTTAAAGCAAGCAGTGGGAACTTTTTTATGCTCTACCACGAGATCTTCAGTGGCAAGCAGTTTAGCAAGTTGAGATTTGATTTCGTGGCGAATTGGCATTGGATGTGTTTCGTATGCAAATATCATACAAAAAAAGGAGGCATTTCAACCTCCTAATGGACAGTTTAAAAAGTGTCCTCTACTAGTCCTTAGTCGCATTAGCAAAATCTTCTACGCCTTTTCTAAATTCCCTTTCCTTATCGGATAAATCGTTAAAACGTTTTCTAGCAAGTTTAGCAGTTTTTTGTGCCTTAACATCAGTTGTTGCACTACGTTGCTGAAGATCTTTAAGTCTATCACCAAGATCTTTTACACGATTTTCATTTATATTATTTGCGGTTTCTATAAATTGATTAAAGGTTTTATACTTCATTTTACCTTCGTTTTAAAAAATATTTATACAAAAAAAAACACCCCCTTTGGAGTGCTTTTTCTTAAATGCCTTGAGTCTAGATTTCGCTTGCCTCAGTGCTTGTGGTTTAAGTTTTCGTTTCTGTTCTTTTTTAGAATGATGTTTCCAGTTTGGGACTTGCATTTTTCTTTAGTGGTTCATGCCACCATACTAGAGAAATTTTTCTTTTTCTCAAATTTTATGACACTTTCAAATTTGTCTTCTAATCCTGTTTTATGTGAGATGACAAAGATATTAGCATCTTTAATTACATAACGGATAATCTTAAGGAACTCTTCTGTCCCATATCCATCAAGAGAAGAATCAAAAATTTCATCCAATATCAATAAATTAGTATTAGTTGAATTTTTAAATTTAGCAACTTCTCTCCAAGTAAAAAGAAGTGCCAAATCAATTCTTTGTTTTTCTCCCTCACTAAAAGAAGCATAGGAGAAATCTTCATGAATAGGTGACTGGACGGTTTCGTTAAACTCTTCATCAAGAGTAAAATTAATATAAAAGTCCATCATCTGCAAATATCTGTTAACTTGCTGATTGATGAGTGGCAAATACTTCTTGATGATTTTGGTTTTTACTCCACCGTCTTTAAGCAAACTATACGAAAAATCGTAATAGTTAATTAAGTCTTTTTTAGAAGCGAGTTCTTCGTATGTAGTTTTTAAATTTTCTCTAAAGGATTCTAACTTTTCATGTTCAGTATTTCTGTTTGCAAGGTTCTCGGTAAGAACTTGAATTTCTGATTCAAGATTTCGGATTTGTCTCCGCAATCCATTAATCTTAATATTGTTTTGAGAAATGCCATTCGTTAGTTTTGAGATCTCCTTCGATAGAGAATTGAATTGACGCTCTCGATCTTCCTCCTCTTTAATTGCCTCCTCTAGTTCTTTATAACCAGATTGCAACTCCTTTGCTTTAGATTGAGCGTCTTTAATTCTATTTATTCTGAAGGTCTCTTCGATTGACTGTGTGCAAGTGGGGCATACCGTATTCTCTGTGAAGAACTTATGCTCTTTAGTAATGGTAGATACTTTCTGAGAAATCTTACCCTTCAAATTTCCAAGTTTGCGAAGTTTCTCCGCATATCCAACCAACTTATCTTGCTCTCTAATATACTCATAAAGAGGTTCTTCTAAAGAAGTATTATCTTCCATCAAATGACCGATTTCCTCAGTCAAAGACATTATAGAAATATTTTTATCATCAATATCTTTCTTCCCGCGATTTTCAAGTTCTTCAATAAATTCTTTTTGCATTTCAACTTTATCGTTCAATGATTCTTTTTTTAATTCAAAAGTTTTTATTTCGTCCTTGAGTGATTTAATCTTTTCTTTAATGATTGCATTCATAGAAGAAAATATTTTGATATCCAACAAATCTTCAATAACTTCTCTTCTGTGAGATGAAGAAAGTTGCATAAAAGGAACAAAGTTACTACTACCCAAAATAACGATTTGAGTAAATGACTTATAATTCATTTTAATAATAGTTTGCTCAAACCATTTTTGTTGATCTATGGATGATGAACTTTGATCTAATAAATTTCCGTTTCTATAAATTTCAAAAATATTTGGTTTAATTCCCCTTCTTACTTTATATTCTACACTACCAATTGAAAATTCTATTTCCACCAAACAATCTTTTTCATTAGTAGAATTTACTAACTGAGGTTTATTGATATTTCTAAAAGCTTTACCAAAAAGTACAAAAGTCAAAGCATCCAACATAGTGCTTTTACCAGCACCATTTGAACCAATAATTAAAGTAGTTAAACTTTTTTTGAAATTAATTTCAGTAAAATGATTTCCAGTTGAAAGAAAATTTTTCCAACGTATAGTCTCAAATAAAATCATAACCTTCGTATTCTTCTGGGGGTATTACAATATCATTAGGTGTAATTATTGTATACAAGTATCCTTGCACATCACACGTTTTTATTATTAGATCATCATCAATTTCTATAACGTGCATTTCCGGATAATCCATCTCTTCTAACATCATAGCAAATCTTACAGCATCATCTTCTTCTTCAAACAAATAGAGGACTTGTTCTCCATCTTCATTTGTAGCGGAATACGCACCTTCTTGTTCTTTGCCATTGATTGTTAGTAACCACATCTTATATCATTTCGCAAGCTTCCTGATATATTTCTTTTATTAGACTTTTAATAGAAGATTTATCCAATTGAATCTCAGACTCCTGTATATATCTATTCAATATAGAAAGAGTATCTTCAGATTCAAACTCTTCAAAATCATCTGACTCAACGATTTGAAAATTTTCTATGATTTTTAATTCTGCTACATTAGAAGAATAAATTTTATCTACAAACTTTTCAAATTTTTTAGGGTCTGTCTTTTTTCTTACTACAAGTTTTACAATTTTATCTTTGTATTGAGTAGCATTAAAAGTTTGATATGGAGTATCTTCGTAGTATACAACATAAAACATTCTATGAGGATTATCAATTGAGAAGTGTTCTAGTGTTTCAGTATCAAAGATAGTAAATCCTCTAGTATCATTCAAATCATTCCAATATATTTCATATGGATTACCTAAGTAATATATTTTCCCATCTGTCGATCTAGTGTGATAGTGTCCCGAGAAGACACGTTCGAACTTTTTAAATAATTTGCTTTCCACACCATCTTCCATGATGTGTCCTTTATAAGCTGCAAATCCGTTGATCTCAAGGTGCCCCATCGCACACTTGCAAGATGTAGTTTGAATAAGTTTATAAACAATTTCCTCATTTTCTTGATTTATCCAGGGTAATAGTAAAACATCTAAATTTCCAATTTTTACTTCTGTTGGTGAATCGTATGTTTTAATATTATTGTACGATTGAAGAAGAAGTTGAGGCGAATTTACATTATTTGTATTTTTATAGTAACAATCGTGATTACCAACGATCATATGAACATTATACTTTTTAAGTCGATCAAAAACTACTCTTTTTGCCCATTCAAGACTTTGATAATCTATTGATTTGCGACTATCAAAGGCATCACCCATATGAATGACTGTATCAATCCCTTGCTCTTCGAGTGTAGGGAAAAATACTTCGTCATAAAATTTTTCGAAGTAGTCGTGGAATAATTTTGATCCTTTTCTAGCTCCATAATGAGTATCAGTAATAATTGCTACTTTCATTACAAAAAATTAATACCTCAGTTTAGAATGGACACTATCTTTGATTGAATTATAGTCGCTATAGTTCTCACCGTCAATAGTATTATCGTCAAAGAATACTTCATCAAATCCAGTTCTCTCTAAAATTTTATTCTTAATTTCTAATTGACGCTTTTCTCTTTGGATTCTGCGAAGAAAAGCATAGTGAATGATTTGAGTAAAATATGCAAAGGGGTTTTGTGATTTCTCAGGATCAAAATTGTGAATGTACTGAACACAATTTTCAATTCCATCCGAAATCATATCATCTTTAAAAATGTAATTGACAAAGTTTGGTTTAAATGAAAGATGAGTAGCAATCTTCAAAAAACACTCACCAAGATAATTAGTAATTCTTGGCTTTGGATCTCCCCTTTCTTGTGCTTCGTTTATTTCTTTTTTGTATTGAATTAAAGCAGCAAGAAATTCCTTGTTATTAACGTAATGAATCGATTTTTTTCTTTTAGTCATTACACCAGTTGAAATCATTTTAATACCTATCTTAATATCTAGATATTATAACATTTACGCTTCGGAATTACAACGCTTGACTTACCCCCTGAAACAGTTTATAATTACCTTTGTCGAGGTTCAAGATTAATTTTAGTATCTATAGATTCTTATAGATCTTTTCTAAAAGTTCTTTAGCATCATTTACATTCCCGATGTATCCCATTCGTTTGGATATATTGGGTTTTTTAGTTTTTAAATTGTAGAATTTTCTGACATAAGATTGATACATTGTTATCATCTCTATATCATTTGATTCAATTATAGTTAAAACATTTTCCATATCTATAACAAACATATCTTCTTTTGTTGTCTTTAACCAAGGTTCAATCTTATATCCAGATCCATTTCTTGTTTGAATATTAGAAACCACTATAGGATTCGATAAAAGAAGAACTGTTTTGTTCCTTTCAAAAGAAGGAGAAACTTTTGCAAATATTTCTTCTCCAGAAATTAATTTTAATGTTGCATAAAAATCGTCTTCCATCATTGTTTTAAATTTACGGTAATTATTTCGTAGTTAAAATTTTCTTCATTGTATATCTTAATTCTTTCTATAAAATGATTTAAAGTATAATTTTTTCTTGAATTGTAAGTACAATCATCAGAAATATCATAAAGAACTGCTTTAGTCTTATTATTTCCTTTCCTTAATACTCTACCTATACTCTGAAGATTTCTAATTCTTGATTTACTAGGAGATGAAAAAATAACATTATGTAAATTTTTAATATTTACACCTGTACTAAACACTCCATAAGAAGCAACTATTATTGCATTAGATTCAGTTTCTGTAATTGCTCTTACTTGCTCTCTTTCATCGGTGCTTATACCACCATGAACAAAGAATACTTTTCTGTTGCTAGTTGCAGAACTATTTATTAAATTGAATAACGGTTCTCCGTGTGATTCAACTCTAGAAAATAAAATCAAAGTATTTCCTTTTAAATCTAATGCAAGATTTTTAATAAAATTATTCCTCTTTTGATGATTTATTATAAATTGAACCTCATCTTCATATGTTTCGAATTTTTGAGGTTTATGCTTTAATACAATACACCTAATATCTAATGCGGAAAGATGTCCCTGTTCCATTAACTTGGAGGTTTTAGTTACCTTATATGAAGGTCCAAACAATCCTTCAAGAACCCACTTGTGAGTTTGAGTTCCATCAAGAGTTCCAGTAAATCCAAATCTATATTTTGCGTGATGAAGTTTTGTCATTATATTAATCAATGACTTACTTTTAAATAAGTGTGCTTCATCACCTATAATGACTTCATAATCCTCAAAAAAACTTTTTTCAAGTTTGTAAATTGATTGCCAAGTTGTAATAGTTACAGGATGGGTATTATTTTTCTCTCTACCACCATATATTTTGTGACAATATGAGTCAGCATCCCAACCATAATCTTGGAAATCCTTGTACATCTGTTCTACAAGAGATGTCGTTGGAACAACTAAAAGAATTTTTTTCCCTTTATCCACATAATATCGCACGAGAGAATAAATCATCAGACTTTTTCCTGATGCAGTGGGACTTATCAATAGTTTTCTATTATGCTTTAGAGCATCATATACTCCATCTATTTGATACTCTCGTGGAGAATGAGCACAAATAGATCTCATATAATCTTTTACTCCTTCATAAGAAATTTCTTCATTAATTTCATAAGGAAGTCCATAATACTTATTATTCTTAAATGAAAAATTATATCCGTGACTTTTTAATTTTTCTGCGATCTTATCGATAAGTCCAACATAAATTTCACCGTTATGGACAGATAGCAATCTAATCCTCCCATCCCAGTGTCTATTTCTCATTTGAGGCATGAACTTTGCGCCTTCTACTTCAAAAGTAAAATATGGTTGAAGTTCATACAAAATATGAGGTTCGCATTCAAGTTTGATGAAAACCTCATTCTTTTTAGATATTACTACATCACTCATAGCATAAATTATTGCTATGAATATTTATTACCCAAGTCCAGACTGGAATCTCATAAATTCAATACTGTTCTTAATTTGATAAGTTCTATTATGAATCATCTTCAAAATGTTTTCAATATATGAAAGCATAACATCATAATATTCTACTTTTAATGAAGATTGAGATAACCTTTCATCCGCATCTAGATATTTTTGTAAAGTATCTTTATCTCTTATTTTTTTAGGAAATGGATCTTCCTGATATACTTCTGGATCCGCTTTTCCAGAGTAATATTCGTATCTTTCGTGTCTAATATTTCTTTTTTGTTGATCTGCTCTTTTTCTTAATAAAAGAAGTTCATTATAAAGATTATAATATTTTGCATGAAGAATTGGTATATTTAAAGATTCTACGTGTAAATTATCCATATCCATTTTAGAATCTTGTTCCCACATTTTTTGGATAGTATCCAAATCTATACTCACAATGGTTTTCCTCGTTTATCTACTATATTATACATAGTATACTTGAATGAGACTTCTGCTGTAAAGTATTCAATATCTTCATCCGTCGCATCAAACTCCAGTGAAGAGAGAGAATATGGGAACATATCTTTAAAAACTACATTAAAATTGAAATTTTGATTGCTATTTAAAACTTGCAACGTACCATCAGAATAAACGGATAGCATTTCATTTATTTCATTATTAACTGAAGTATTTCCTGGAGATCTTTGTAATTTATAAATTTCACTTAAAGATTCTGGAAATCCAAGTCCTCGCATCCAATTTTGGATTTCCATGTAATTTTCTAAATTTTCATCAACAATAAATCTTAAGTTCAAATCCCCAAATTCCATCTTATCTCCAGGTTGTGGAAGAGTTCTAAGGTAATTTGGTTGCTCTGCTATGCCCAAAGTTATATCTGGTATATTTGCACTGTTCAGAAAAAATGCAATCTTTGGAGATCTAGTCAATGTAAATATAAATCCTACAGGAGATAGAAAATTTCTATTCTCTATCTGTTTATCGTATATATTTCTAGTCATATTTTTTATAAGTATTTATTTGATTTTCATAAAAAAAGAGGGTCCTTTTGGACCCTCTGAAAATATGTGAATAAAATCACATAAGGTTCTTAACCTGTACTCTTCTGTAGTAACGGTTAGAATTGGTCTTAAGACGACCCAGACCTTGATCGAGACCTTCAGCAAATGGGTTAGCAACAAGACCATAACGAGTCTTGAATCCAATTTTTGGCTGGAAGGTGTCCTGACCAACGGCACGAACCATTTGGAGAGGAACGTATGGGCAATAGAACAGACCTGCATCATAAGGGGAAGAACCCTTATAACCTACAACGTAGTACTGGTTAGCAGATACGTTAGCAGCATATGGGTCGATATATACACGGAACTTACCGAGCAGAACACCAGCGAAGGTGTTACCAGTGTCATCGACGTTCAGGTTTGCATTCAAAGCAGGGGTGTAATCGAGAACACCAGCCATGCTCAGAGCAGAAGCAACGTCAGCAGAACACATGATAACGTTACCCTTTCCTCTACGAGTTCTTTGTGCGATTGCGTTAGCGTC